CGGATAGCCCTGCACTATGCCTCTGCCGTGTCCCCTGTAGCACACTGTGTTGTTCGACACGCCGGGGTTTGTGTGTTTGTTTGGTGTGTAGTGTCGGTGTTATTGTTCGACCACTCGAACGGTTTGTGTTTGTTGTGTGTGGGTAGGATGTTTGACGGGTCATGTGCAGGCACGCTTTGTCATAATGGGGCATGTCGGCAACGATGGCAACGAACGAAAGGAACAACAATGAAAACACGATTTGACACCATGAAGTCAATTCTGCTGGACATGTACTGGATGGGGTTTGATGCGCGCGCGTACCACGTGAGTAATATAGTGTCCGATATGAATGCTCTAGGATATGAGAACTGGGATGATGTGCCTCAAAAAGTGCGGGCGGATTTGTTCTACGCTAACTACAGGTGTGATGACTGAAAGGAATGATGAAAGATGACACGTTATTATTATGATGACTTTGGTGATGTATGTATCAAAAAATATAAGATTGATGGAATTGCGCGTCTCACGTCTAAACAGGCTAAAAAACGTATGGTGGATTGGTTATATGCTAACAATGTTTGTGATGCGGAAAGTTTAATTGGTCGTGCAACAAAAACAGAAGTTATGAGGCATGTGAGTATGGATGTAGTCGTTGAAAAATATCTGTTTTATAACAAAATGCAAGAAGATATTGAGTTTGTGTTTTAGAAAGGTATTGAGATGTCGTTGATTAGTTCGCGGGTGAACGCTGAGCAATTTATTACAGGTGTTAAGGTTGATTCGAGGAAACGGAAACTCGGGGGTAGGCATAATAAGGATTTTGTGGTTGATGATGGTATCTATGATTTTGTTAATCTGAGGTACCGGGGTGATATCGAACGATACAGGCTCGGTAAAACAGTTTCCGAGTGATATAGTAGGGTCGTGCACTAATAAGGTGTATGACCCTACTATTATAAGGATATTTTATGAATGACACTGTTGTTTGCGGGTGCGTTTGTGCCGCTGTGTTGATGATTACGGATTACGTGACGGGCGTTGTTAAGGCAATTATTCGGCAATGTATGAATAGTGCGAAGATGCGTGAGGGTCTTGCTCACAAGTTTTCGTATGTTGTCGTGATTTTTGTTGCGTGGTTTGTGGAATTTGAGAGTGGTAGGATTGACCTTGGGTTTGCTCTGCCGTTGTTTGTTCCCGTGGTGGTTGGTGTCTCGCTTATCGAGATTACGTCCATTTTGGAAAATTGCGTGGAAATCAACCCCGAGCTGGCAGAGTCTAAGATTCTGAAAATTTTTGAAAACGGAAAGGAAGCAAAATGAGTTTTGATTTTATTACGCAGTACGATTCGCCCAACTACACCGTTGGACGCCCGTATGGCATTGCGTGTATCGTTATTCATTGGTGGGGTGATCCGGCCGAGTACCCGACGTTTGAGGGTGTGATTAGCACGTTGTGTAGTCCGAGTCGTGGTGCTAGCGCTAACTATGTTGCTGAGGCTGGTCGTGTGGCGTGTCTGGTTGACCCGGATAATCGTAGTTGGGCTAGTGGTGACGGTATCAACGTCAACAGTATGGGTAATGATCGGGGCATTAGCATTGAGTGTAACCCGAGGCAGAGTGACGGTGACTATCAAACCATTGGTGAGTTGATTGCTAATATCCGTAGCGTGTATGGTGACTTGCCGTTGTACCGTCACCGTGATTTTTCCGCTACCGAGTGTCCGGGCACTTACGATCTTGCGCGGTTGGACGCTATCGCGCGTGGTATTGCCGTGTCTCAGCCTAGTGCGCCCGTCGCGTCTAGTGCGCCGTCGGTTGATATCGACGCTTTGGCTAATGCCGTTATCCGTGGCGATTATGGTGTTGGTGAGGAACGTCGTGCGCGATTGGGTGCGAACTATGACGCTGTTCAGGCGCGTGTTAATGAGATTCTGGGCGCGGGTGCCGTCGCGTCTAGTGCGCCGTCGGTTGATATCGACGCTTTGGCTAATGCCGTTATCCGTGGCGATTATGGTGTTGGTGAGGAACGTCGTGCGCGATTGGGTGCGAACTATGACGCTGTTCAGAATCGAGTTAATCAGATTCTGCTAGGCTGACGAAAAATTTTTATTACTGTATGGGCGTGTCGCAATTGCAAAATTTTGCGGCACGCCTTATATTGTTTGTGTCCGAAAAAATTTTTTCTAGAGAATCGAGGTACCTTGGATGTCCTACGAAAAACAGTGATTACCAACGAAGTGAAAGTGTCCACACCGCACGGTGATTTTATCCTACAGGTGTTCGGGAAAGTCACCGATGCGACTGTTAGGCAGATAGTCAAGTCCACGGTACGGTATCGCACCGAGGGTGATGCTACGCTTAGCGGTGAGGATAGCGATATCCTTGGCAGCAACTTTTTGATTCTGGGTTACACGACTCGCACGGTAATGTATGAGTGCAGTGTTTTTGATTTTTTGGAAATAGCAACCGAATACAAACGGATTAACTAATAAAGGAAATATAATGGCTGACAAGAACAATGAAAACGTTGAAAACGTCAACACTGAAACCGGTGAACTGACCAAGAACGCCACTACGTCAAACGTCACCGGAAATGGTTTCGAACCTCAGCAGTATATCACGTTCGACCCGCATATTCCGGCCAACCGCGTGCGCATGTTCAACGCGCGTAACAGCGCCACGTCGTTGAAGAACTTGGATGATACGCCTATCGATATCGTTGATGTCATGACTCAGATTGGCGTGCGCACTCGTTCGGGCAATCCGTGTCAGAACACCTATATTTTCACTGCGGATGGACAAGTGTATTTCACTCAGTCCAACGGACTCGGAAAGACCATTAACGAACTTGTTGATATGGTTGAGGGTGACTTCAAGAACAACACCACTAATGGCTACGTCAAGGTGCAAATCAAGGAAACGGCTCTCTCGGGCGACCGTTCCTACAAGCAGTTCCGACTGCTTGAAGCCTAGATTGTAGTATAGTGTATGGGGCCGCGCCTAGGTCATGTATGGGCGCGGCCCTTATTTTTAGGTGGCAGTCAGACAGGTGGTGGAATTGTGGCGAAACGGCAGCGCAGACAGTCAGATGAAGTGTATAACGTACGCCGTCGTGCGAAACGGTACGTCAAGAGTCTGGAAAAACAGGTCAACCAGTCCAAAAGCGCCACAGAACGCCGCGTGTTGCGAAGATACATCAGGAATCTCAATGAGGCGATAGCCGGAACATATCGCGGCAGTGGCCGTAGCATCGACAAAAGCGTGACCGCGTTGAAGACGCAGACTCAGAAAGGTAAGTCCGGCGCGGCACGCGCGAACTACGTTTTTCAACAGCAAATCGGTTTGGCCGGACGTGGCCGTAAAAGCGCGCTCGGAAAGTACGGCGCGCAGAAAGTCAAGATTTTTTACACGTCCACGCAACGCATATGGCAAGGCTCGCCCGCTAGTCAACGTAACAAACTTATCATGGCGGAACTTGGGGCTAGCAGTCTGGGAGAGGCGTTCGACATGGTTATGAAACGCAACAAGGCCGCTCTCGACATGGCGAAGGGCTTGTATGAGCCTATCGGTGACACCGCCGAAAACATTGCGTTTGCGCAAGGATTGATTGAAGATATACAAACCTCACCCGAGTATCTGGATTACGTTAACGAGTGGAGATGATGTGTGAAACATGGGAAATAAAAAAGGGAGACAGTACCGGGTGTGCGCGGTGTATGATACCGAAACAACGAACGTAGGAACCGGAGAGAACACGCGGGCCTACCCGATACTGTTTATTATCAATGATATCCGGTTTGTTGATTTGACGCAATACGACACCGCGCGTGATATGGATGATATACGGTATTACCGCCATGTTAGCGATGTGCTGGATTATATCGCGGAATTGATGAACTGGAGTATGAGTAACGATATCGTGCCGGTTATTGCCGCGTATAACCTCATGTTTGACTTGCAGCCGCTCATGTATCTTTTGAGTCGATTGTATAAAATGGCGGTTAACGCGCAAACCAGCACCAGCGCATACACTGTAGACCTATTGGATGATAAAGGTAAAGTGGCGCTCAGATTCTGGGACACGTTTTATCTCGAAATGGGCGGTTTGCGTGCAATGGGCGAAACGTGCGGTTTGCCTAAGGCCGTGGGGGATTGGGACTACTCGCTAGTCAGGACGCCCGAAACGCTCTTGACCGATACCGAGCTTTTTTACGCGGGTCGTGATACTCAGGTGATTCCGGCGTATCTCGCATACCTTTTGAAATCTAATGAGTGGCTCACCGCCGATATGCTGGGTTGCCGCGTGCTGACCAAAACGTCGCTAGTTAGGCAAATGGCCTACCATGAGATAGGCGTGCTACGGTACAAAAAGGCCAACGGACACCGTAACAACCTAATCAGCGCTTTCGAGATGACGTGCCGACAGGAATTTGCGAAAACGTTCCAACAATACGCTCTACGTAAGGCATGTTTTCGAGGCGGCCTGACTTTCACCGCCGCTAATTACGCTAATCGCGTATGGCATAACGTCGTTTCGCTTGACGTTACGTCCATGCACCATACGTTTATCAACGGACGTATGATACCGGTGCATTTTGCGCCGCGTCATACGAAAATACTCAGGGATATATGTTTTAATATCATGGCTACGCCGGTAGCAGACGTGTTGAAATACTATTACAAACCATTTGGTAACGCAGTGCATGTCAGGTGCGAGTTTGTCAATTTGCGTATAAAAAAAGACACTGTATTTTCCGAGGCGGGTATAGGCATTATCCCCGAGGGCAAGTTCACGAAAACCGCGACTAAAACCGATTTACAGGATAATGAGTTGATGAAAAAAGCCGAGGAAAACATTAAATTATCCGGTTGGTATGACAGGGCTTTCAAACCGGTTTTCGCGTTCGGAAAACTCATGAGCGCCGAAAAAGCGGTGTTGCACGTCAATGAGATTGAATTGTGGTGCATCAGTCAAGTGTACGATTTTGATGATTTTAACGTCATTCTGGGAGAGGCCACGCGCAAATTCGCGATACCACCCGACTACGTGACCTTGCAGTCCAACGTGCTTTTCGAACGCAAACAGGACATGAAACACGTGTTGAAAGTCTATAAAGAGGGCGAAAAATACCCGGAAAAAGTGCCTAACAGCATACCCGAGGGCATTAAGACCGAGCTTTTGAACGGGACCGCTAATACGCAGTTTCTGCAATCGTATTATAATTCCACGGTTAAAGGCATGTTCAACGGCATTTATGGCACTCAGGCAATGGACGTAATGAAGCCGTCATTTGTCGTTTTGAACGGTGATATCAAAATCGATAACACTACGATAGTCAATCAGGATACCTATAGCGAGATGATACCGGACAAAAGCAGAGTGCTGTACACATACGGTATGAGGATAGTCGCGGGTAGTCGCATGCACCTCATCATCGCCCTCGAACTGTTGCATGAGACGTTGGGCGACGCCATACACCCGACAGGCGGTGACACCGACAGCATCAAGGCTAGCGTAGCCGAAAACGTGACCGACGCCGATTTGTCGCAAGCGCTGAAACCATTGGCCGACGCCAGCGATATGGCTATCAATGTCGTGCAACGGCGCAACCGCGCCAATTTTCCGGCTTTGGCGTCGCCGCTCGAATCCATCGGGCATTTTGATATCGAGAACGCGGGTGAGGGCACGCGCTGGGCCAACCATTTCGAGGCGTGGAACAAAGCCCGAATCAGCGAATCGGACGGGCGTTACCATATCACGTGCGCCGGTTTGTCGCGGCCCCGAGACGCCTATCACATCGAGACGCTCTGCAACGATCTCGCAAAGGCCGGGTACACGTTCGAACAAGTCGCGCCGAACGTGCTGGGGTATAACGTTTTCGTGGCCAACAGCATCAGCCATAGTCTGCAAAAGCGCCGCCCCGAGGTCGTGGACAGGTTTATCGGTGACGTGACCGACTATCTCGGTACTACGGCGCACGTCGATGTGCCGCAGTCCATTGCACTGTACCCGACAGGCCGGTGGCTGGGCGAAACGACCAAACGTGCGAGCGTGGAAAATCTGCAATGGTTGCGTCGCACGCAACATGTCGATACCCGTGAACGGTGGATTGAATATGTTGACGGTGTTGGTAGAATTTTGGCAATGGATGACAACGGTGAAATGACGCCGCTTATGGAAACGGACAACACTGATGAACAATAAATATTACAGTTGGCAGAAAACATTATCGTATGACGCGCCGGTGACAATGGTAATCACCGCACGCGGATACGGAAAAACCTACGGGCTACGCAAACAGTGTGTCAGCGATTGGATTAAAAACAAGTGGCGTTTCGTGGAAATCACGCGCCATGCACAGGAATTAGCGCCCTTGACCGAAAACTATTATGACAGGTTGCAACGCGAATATCCCGGGTATGTTTTCAAGTGCGAGAAAAATCAGGCGTACATTGCGCCGCGCCCTCATGAGGGCGGTAAGCCGCAATGGGAATTGCTGGGGTATTTTGTCGCAATGACTCAGTTTCAGCTGATTAAAAAGCTTACATTCAACAGGGTGAAACGTATTTTCATGGATGAGGCCGTGCTCGAAAAGGACGACAAAAACCACCGGTATTTGAAAAATGAGTGGGACATCCTGACAAATATCGTTGATACCGTGACCCGTGAGCGTGCCGACACCGGCAACGAACCACGACTCTATTTGCTGGGCAACGCTTGCGATATTCTGAACCCTTATTTTGAGCACGCGGGCATTACCGGAAATCCCAAGCGAGGTTACTCATGGTATCTGGATAAGACGTTTTTGTTGCATAATCTCGAAAACACGGAATACGCACGCGAAAAAAAGCAGACCTTGGCGGGCAGAATGGCTAGCGGGCGTTTGGAGAAAATCGCTTTGGGCAACGATTTCAGCACCGATACGGATATGGAAATGGTTGCGGATAAGACCAGTAACGCCGAACATTTGTATACGCTGATGTACGATAATATCCCGCTTGCGATATGGCTGGACATGCGAGACGGTTATTACTACGTCAATCGCAAGCCGCCGCGCGACATGCGCGACACCTATACGCTGACATTGGATGACCGACCGAACTACGTCATGCTCAAACGCACCTCGCCATTATGTCAGACTCTTTTTGATGCGTACCGGTTGCGTTACGTTCGTTTCGACAGCCTGAAAACGCACGGCGATTTTCGGGACATGTTGCGGTATTGCGGATACCGGTGATATGATTACGTCGGCTAGTGAGCGGCGCTATACCGCGACGTAGTGCACCTAGCGCGGGGACTGACACGGGAACGTGCCGCGCGGTGTAGAATCTGGTCGATTCCCAAACGTCGGGTATAAATCGCTCTCATAATGCTATAATCGGGCTGACAAACAATTATTTGTCAACCCGATTATTTTTAGGAGATTAAAAATGGCAGATGACACCGAAAAAAACGACGTCGAAACCAATACCGAGCAGACCGAACAGCGCACCGACGACTACGACGCTTTGGCGCGTAGAATCGACGACGTGCTGACCAAGCTGGATGCATACGATACCAAGCTGACCGCGTTCATCGAATCGGTGAACGCTTTCATGGACGCGGCGGACGCGGACGATACCGACAACGACTCTGAGACTCATGATGACTCGGACATCGATGATATCGACCTCGATACGCCGATTGAAGACCTTGACCTGACTATCGACTGATTAGGAGACACATATTATGGCAGTCAACAACAGCACCATCCTAGCGAAGGCGTGGCTCTCGGGCACCAACGATTTTCAACAGCGCATCCCCGACCCCACCGTTAACGGCATCGCCGCGACCATGGACGCATTGTTCGCGCCCATGAACCAGCAGTATTACAATCAGTTTGTCGATGTCCTTGTTAATCGTATCGGCATGACCTACGTCCGGGGTCAGCAGTTCGACAACCCGCTCGCACCGTTCAAGGGCGCGAAGCTTAACTATGGTTCGACCATTCAAGAAATTGTTCCGAAGTGGATTAAGGCGCACGCGTATGAGGATGACGTGGAGACTCTGTTGAAAATGCACCGACCCGACGCGGTGCAGATTTTCCACTCGCAGAACCGCCGCGACCAGTACCCCATCACCGTTAACGCGGACGAACTGCGTACCGCCGTCACAGACGAGTACGGGTTGAACAATCTTGTCGCGCGTATCATGGACGTGCCGCGCAACTCTGATGAATACGATGAATACCGTATCATGCTCAACTTGCTCGCATACTATGAGAAAAACTATGGTTTCCACAAAATCAAGGTGACCGAACCGGCCGACGAAACCACCGCACGCGCTCTGCTGAAGCAGATTCGAGCGGTTGCCGGTAAACTGCGTTTCCCCAGCACCGTGTACAACAACGTGCCCGTACCCGTGTTCGCGGCAAACGACGAACTGGTGCTCATGATCACGCCGGACGCCCTCGCATCGATTGATGTTGACGCCCTCGCCGCCGCGTTCAACATCGACCGCGCCGAGATTCAAATGCGAACCGTCGTTGTCGATGAATTCCCGGTTGCGGGCGCCATCGCGCTGCTGACCACGCGCGACTTTTTCGTCTGCAACGACACGCTCTACAACACCACCAGTTTTTATAACCCGCAGACTCTGGGCACCACCTACTATCTCAATCACTGGGGCGTATACTCGGTCACGCCCGCTGTACCGGCAGTGCTGTTCACCACGGGTGACGCCACGACCGTTCCGACCATTACTCAGAAGGTGACGGGCCTTAAACTCACCGCCGAAAACGATGTGGCCTCGGTTGCGCCCGGCGACACGTTGCGTCTCATGGTGGACCTACAGGGCACCATCACCGACGGTTTGGCCGTCCGGCCCGACGCGGCGACGTTCGAACTGTCGGCCGAAAAACCGGCGGCGACCGGTGTCGCTGCGGTGCCGAGGGCGCTGAACTCCCGTACGCGCGTGGACAACTACGGCGTGCTCCATGTCCAGCGCACCGGGCTGACCAAGGGCGACGTTATCCACATCAAGGCGATCGCCGCATACACCAACCCGAGCGGCAACGCCAACGCATACACCGCTACGCTCGACCTCACCGTCAAGTAAAAAACTGCGGACACCTATTAGGGGGGCCGGATACAATGTTCGTTGTATCCGGCCCTAATATTTTACGAAAGCGAGAAAAATCATGACCAACAAATTTCCGCATTTGCAAAACGCCACCGGTTTCCCCGGCGACAATGAGCGCGTATACCCGCAATATCCCAATAGTTTCGACTACACGCGCTGGACGTCCAAGACCACACTCAAACCATGCACCGTCCGTTGGACTGCGGACGACGCCAACCGCGTCAAATGGGACACCGATATTGAGCGTGACGCATGGTTCGACCGACTGACCACCGACACTTACGAGCTAGACAGCGGCCTTAACGTCATACCCGGGGAAAGCGTGCGTTTGCCGATACCCTATCAAGCGTTGCAGTATGCCAACTATCTGGTCGTTTCTATACCCGACATGCCGGGCGACGGCGAGCAACTGGACTACTCTACCAGTCACGTGTCCCGTCTATACTATTTTGTAGTTGACACGCGGCGAATCAACGCGACGGTCACCGAGTGCGTGCTTGAGCTGGACTGGTGGACAACCTATATCAACAGCGTGGATATCCCACGTATCATGGTCGAACAGGGCCACGTGGCCCAAGCGTATGAGACTGTTGAAACGTATTTCATGGACCCTATCCACAACAACCGGGGCCTCACCGCGCCCGAGCCGGACGCGCCCGCCGCACCCGTGATGACCACATCCAACAGGTTTGTCCCCTTGGCGACGGGTGAGATGTGGTTGTTGTTAGCAGTCAAGTGCACCTACACGCAATTCGCCGGACTTACGCCGGTTGGTGACACGTTGCCCGACACGCCGCCCGTCTACGCTGACACCACGGAATACTACGGACACCAGTACCAAGTCACTGACTATGCGTGGGGCGGCGTGCCTAATCTCGGTGACGTGTCAACGCCGAACGCCACCGGCATATCCGCCGATACCATTCGACCCAACGGATATACGATTATCGGCCTCAAAACAGCCGACGCATACGCACACGACTTTTTCGGCCAACTCACCGCACGGCTACCTCAGGCGTACAACCTTATCGAGGCGTGCTACGTCGTTCCGCGCAACATGATTAACCCGATCAGCGGCACGAAACTACTCGGTTTCGACGTGTACCGCATCAACCCCGCCGCAACCGGTTTGTTGGCAGACATAGACCTGCAACCGAGCGCGTTCGATTACCCGGCCGAGTACGCGCGACTAGCGAAACTGTACACGGCACCCTATGCGTGGTTGTCCATCACCGACGAAAACAACAACGAGTCAGTCATACGAGTAGAAGACACCACCGGCAATCTTGCGGTAATGCGCCGCGTATCCCTCGCATACCCGTATTTGTCCGCGCAAACATTTCTGACAGGCGTATCGGGCAACGGCAAAACCAAGTACACATGGACCGACCTCACCAACACGCCCCACACTACCGACATACCCGACAGCGCATATCACGCGTTATCCACTCATGATATACCGTTGTACACGCTGATGATAGACAGCGCGGTAAAATACGTCAACGACAACGACAGTAGCGCCCGAGTACAGGCACGCGAAAACGCATTGAACGCATACCACACCAGCGTGCGCGGCACCAACACCGGCAACGTAAACGCAAACGCAAACGCCGAAACCAACCTAGCCAACACACAAGCCAGTACGGCAAACTCGGTAGCCAACACCAAACTGCAAACCGACACCGCCACAAACAATACAAACCTATCCAATACCGCTAACACAGACATAACGGGCCTCAATAACAACAAGCTAGACGCGGACGTTGTGACATCAAACTTTAAGCTCGGCGCTGACAAATCCGTTGACAAATTGGTGACTACCGCCGCATATGAAGCCAACGTTGACTCAGCGGTGCTCTCAAACGTATCATCAGCGGTTAACACCATTGCTGGCGCGGCAATCTCCCTAGCCGCCGCACCGGCTACAGCGGGTGGTAGCTTGGCGGCGGGCGCGGCGGTTGCGAGCGCGGGTATGTCGGTAGGACTCAGCGGCTACAACACGTCGGTGACGCTTTCCAATAAAGAGGCCGTATATAACGCCAATCTGGAGGCTATGGACAGCAAGGCCAACAACGCGATAACCACGAACCGCACCCTAACAACACGCGCCATGACCTTAGCAACCGACGTTACAAACCGCTCGAATACGCTTAACACGGCTCTTACCAATGCAAACAACAAACTCGCCACCGGCGTGACGGCCAACAACGTCAACACCGGCAACGCAAACGCGGCACGTAGCCGCGACACCGCAGTGGCCAACAACCAGCGGCAACGCGACGCCGGAATTTTCGGCGCTCAAACCGCGCTTGAACAGGCTCAAGACGTGTACGCGGCCAAACTCAGGGACTTGCGCCGCGCCGCGCCGGTGACTATCGCCGCGTCACAGGGCGACGCCCTACCCGATATCTGGGGCGTCCGAGGTCTACAGGTGCGAGTCATGACGCAATCGCCGGATGTAATCAGACGTTGCGGCGACGCTTTTCTACAGTATGGCTACACGTTGCGCCAAAACGTGGAAACCCCGGCTCTGCTGGTTAAAAGCAAGTTTACCTATTGGCGCGGTGACGCGCTTATCTATGCCATCAGCGCACCGGCACGCGCGGTCAATATCATTCGGGACATGTTCGAGACCGGTGTCACCGTATGGAGCGACCCCGATACAATAGGCAGTAGCATATACAACAACGACTAAAAGCGAGGTGCGATAATGGGTCAAAAACGCAACGGTCTAAAATGGAATAGTGACCGATATTGGCAGACCGCAGGCTACAACACACGTTTGTTCACCATGTTCAAAAACCAAGTCTTGAATATGGCGCTGACACGGTATCACTGGGTTAATCTGCCCCAGACATGCGACGAAAGGTTTCTCGAACTGACCCTATATACTCAGGGCATTGCGACAATCGCACGACCGCGTAGCGGCGCGCACGCCAACCAGTGGCTCTCTCTCACAATGGGGGGCTGGGAGTCGGCGCCCGACATGTACGGAAACCCGAGCAAATGGCGTGCGTTGGGTCTTAACGGTTACAGTTTCAACGTCAACACGTCCAACGGTTACTTCTGCTGGGACAATCATTTACGCGCACCCCTTAATGATCGTGTGGACTTATGGTGTCGTGAACTTGTTGACATTGTACGCACCATGCAACAGAACCGCGTGCATCAGAAAACACCTATGATAATCAGCGGTGTACAGGAAAAACGTTTGGACATGACCAACCTCGCAAAACAGGTCGGCGGCGGCGAACTCATCGTTTTGGCGACAGACGGCATACAGGACATGCACGTGCAAGCGCTGACAACCAACGTGCCGTTTATCGGCACCGAACTATGGGCCAACTATCTCAATATCTGGACTCAGATATACGGCGCTCTGGGTATCGGAAACCTACCGTTCAAAGCGGAGCGCCAAATCGAGGATGAGGTCAACTCGCAACAAGACCCGACCAATCTCATAGCATTGGACGGGCTCACCGAACGCCGCAAAATGTGCGAGTACCTTAACACGCATTTCACCGATTTTGCCGAAAAACCATTGGACGTGGTATGGCGTAGCGACAATGAAACGGCCAACTACAATATCACCCATAATCTGCAAAAACTATTCGAACTGGACAATGGAGATGATACAGATGATACCGCCCTATGATATGAGCGACGCGCCACGTGATTTCCACGCCGTCGTGACAGTCACCCTAGGCGAACTTATCACCGACAAATGGGTGGACTGGACAGACCCCACATGGCACTGGGACGCATACAACGACGAACAATACACGCGCGTATGCGAAAAATTCAATAATCATTACTGGGATAGGGAAATCGGCGTGTTGCCGCCCGGCAGTTGGAAACGTGAGGTGTTGCGCAAATTCAACGAGATAATGCCAAAATACAAAATGGCATATCAAGCCCTCGAAACCGGGGTAAGCGTCCTACAGGTCAGCGACACATACGGCAAAAACCGCAACGTGTTCAGCGATTTTCCGGCGACTCAGATAGCACCACAGAATCAGGACTATGCCTCAAACGCCACGGATAATCAGTTCGAGACTTTTGTACAAGGTGATTTTCTGGATAAAATGGAAAAAATAAAGGACTACAACGACGTTGATTTGATGATCATCAACGACATGGACTCGCTGTTTTCGTGCTTCTATTCCGTGAGTTTGAACATTTATTAAAAGGAAAGGAATATATCATGTCATGCGATATCGATATCCATCAAATTCCGTGGATAACGGAATACACACCGGTAATTCCGAAAATCTACTGGGACGTTTATTCACAAGAGGAAAGGTACAAGTGGCTATGCTTAGAGTATGACAAAATCATGCACTACCTAGCCGACACAATCAAATACATCAACGATAACGAGGGCAAATACGACAACGACATAGACACCCTATACGACTTGACCAAAAAACTAGGCGCAAGTCTGGACAACGTAATCGTACAACTCGATAAAATCGTGGAAACACTACCGGTATACGATCCGACACAGGGTAAAAACGTCACCAGTCACGAGGCAATGCGCAACATGTACCGCGAACTAGCAGTGTTCGGCGCACGTACCAGCGAGTTGGCAACAATCAGCGCGGCCGAAGCGGCACAACACACCACCCTAGAAACCGCCGTTATCGGCAACAAAACGATTTTCGGTCACAACGAACCCCGCGTAACACCAATGGGAGAATAAAAAATGGATGAATACAAATACACGCCATACTACAATCTACCCCTGTACACCGACGCAACACCCAACGACATGCGAGACGGATACAATCGGGCCATGAACCTTATCGATCTCAAACTACACCAGCTGGATGTACAGTTAAACATTATCAAGAATCTCAAATGAACAAGGAAAAAATATCATGGTAAACAGCTACGACCACACCAACAACTTCAACCTGCCACTATACAAGGACAACACACCCGCCGATTTTCGAGACGGCTACAATTCCGCAATGCGAAACATCGACGAAAACATGCTGAATATCTCTACCGGCATCAACAAGGCAAACGCTAACCTCACCGCTCTCGGCGCAGACACCCCCGAAAAAGCGGCCACGCTAGCAAACGATATCGCAAACGGATCAAACGCACACCACCTACTCACCTACATGGGCATCACTGATAACACCAGCGCAGGTGAACACATCAACGCAATCAAGCAAAACCATACGGACACGCAAAACAACACCAAAGCTCTCACAGCGTTGGGCGCGGAAACAGTTGACAAAGCCACCACGCTGAAATCAACCATAGGTGCAGCACACCTAAACGCATCAAACAACACCAACGCGCTCACCGCACTGGGCGCTGAAACATTCACCAAAGCAACCGCGCTGAAAAACACAATCAACAACAAACAAGACAAACCACCAGTACAGACCGAACTAGTAGCAATAGGCGACAGCTATTTCGAGGGGTTCCGCACCACCACCCCCGAAACTGACAGCATGATAGCAGTCGCCAGCCGACTGCTCGGCTTGACATGCCACAATTTCGCAGTCGGGGGCACCGGTTTTCACAACGGCGACACCACAGGCGATAACACATTCATCAAACAATTAAACAAAGCCGCCGCACAAATCACCGACAAAACCAGCGTGAAATACGTGGTAATCGGCGGCGGCCGCAACGACCCCAATAGCCTCACCTACAACGAAGTCGCCGACACTCTCACCAAAGCAAAAAAACTGTTCCCCGACAGTGAAATTTGCTTTATCCCCATGCTGTGGGACAACACATACCCCACCGGCAAAAGCCACAACTACAGCACCATGCTAAACGCCGGAAACTATACCGACACATGGACTGTACAGGACGCGCCCTCATGGGGTCTATACCGCGACACCGAAATGACCGATATTCACCCAAACACCAACGGCGCGGCGCGATACGGCCACTACATCGCCAACATCCTAAAACACCACCTCACAGCACAACCCCGAGTGGAACGCTGGGAAAGCATCAACAAAGATTCCGGCATGACCGACACCAACGCATCCGAGTGCAACGTGTACATCAACGGCACCACCGTAACGATTAACATCCGAGCGCACCTAATCAAATGGTCAACCGACGCAATCTACCAAATCAACGGCGCAAGCACCGTTGGAATATGGAAAGTCATACTAGCATGGTTCGATGACGCGACCCCAGTTCGAGTCAAGTTCGACGGTCACAAACTCAGCGTCGTAGACGTATTCCCCGGTAACGCAACAGGTGGCCCCAACAACACACTAAACGCCTACTTCACGTTCAATATCATGGACTTCTAAAAATAAACCCGCTAACCATAAAAGTTAGCGGGTTTATTATTTGCAATCACATGTGACACGCCATGAAATAATACGGCGTACAATACAACAAATTAAACAACAGACACCCCATATCAATAGTATCATCAACCTCACAAACCGACTCATTAACCTTGACATAACGTCTACCGTTCTCGGTAAACTCTTTCACCGACACACCATACTTCATGGTGTCAAATCGTGTTTTCATTGTTGTTCCTTTCGTTCGTTGCCATCGTTGCCGACATGCCCCATTATGACAAAGCGTGCCTGCACATGACCCGTCAAACATCCTACCCACACACAACAAACACAAACCGTTCGAGTGGTCGAACAATAACACCGACACTACACACCAAACAAACACACAAACCCCGGCGTGTCGAACAACACAGTGTGCTACAGGGGACACGGCAGAGGCATAGTGCAGGGCTATCCG